TAATCCGAATACGTAATTTTATATGCCATTATAAAACCAAAATTAAAAACAATGAATACAACAGACAATTCACCCTCTAATGAGCTACGTTACGTTATTAAACGAAGTGGTGATAAAGTACCTTTCGAGGAAGATAAAATAATGAATGCTATCTTAAAAGCTATGCAATCGGTTGGTAAAGTCGACCGGGAGATGGCTGAAAAGATTGCAAGAATAACAAAGAAAGGTATTTTTAGAAACAATAAGATTAGTGTCCCTCATGTTGATGAAATCCATGATATGGTGGAGAACAAACTAATGGATAATGGTTTGAACGACGTAGCTAAAGAGTATATTATTTATCGCTCTAAACATCAACCAAATATATTCATCAAGCGAGTTAATTTGAAACCTTACGAGTATCCAAACTTGGTTGAGTACGTTGATGCTATCAGACATTCTTACTGGGTTCATACCGAGTTCAATTTTACCTCGGACATTCAAGACTTTAAAGTTCACTTGAGTGAAAAAGAACAATCAGCGGTACAACGTGCAATGTTGGCGATTTCACAAATTGAGATTGCGGTAAAAACATTCTGGGGTGACATCTACAAAAAATTACCCAAACCCGAGATTGGAAACGTTGGGGCTACCTTCGCAGAGTCTGAAGTTCGTCATGCTGATGCATATTCACATCTTATACAACTGTTAGGTTTGAATAGTGAATTTGAAAATCTTCTGGAAGTTCCGGCAATTCGTCGTAGAATTAAGTATTTGGAAAAAGCGATTTCCAACACTAAAGCTATTGATAACCAAGACTACTTTGAATCTGTTGTATTGTTTTCAATGTTTGTAGAGAATGTGTCCTTATTCTCTCAATTTTTGGTTATTATGTCCTTTAACAAACACAAAAATGTTTTGAAAGGAATGAGTAATGCTGTTGAAGCAACCTCTAAAGAAGAAAACATTCACGCTGAATTTGGGTTTGATATTGTCAATCTTATCAAAAAAGAAAACCCAAGTTGGTGGACACCAGAATTGGTTGATGATTTAATCGAAGCAACTAAGGATGCATTCTACGCTGAATCAGAAATCGTGGATTGGATTTTTGAAAAGGGAGATTTAGATTTCTTAACAAAAGAGCAGACAATTGAATTTATTAAACACCGTTTTAACCTATCTTTAAATGCTATTGGTATAGACAATGTATTTGAAGTGAATGTAAAACTTTTGGAAACAACAGAGTGGTTTGATGATGAGATTCTTACAACAAAACACACTGACTTTTTTAACAAGCGCAGCATCAACTACAGCAAAAAGTCAAAGTCAATTACACTTAACGATTTATTTTAATTAAACAACAACAATAATAATATGGAAAATAGAGAACCCTTTGACTGGATTAATGACGAGTCAATTACATTTCTTCGCAGAGGATATCTTAGCGAGGGAGAAGAACCGCTTGAACGTATCAGAACTATTGCAAACCATGCAGAAAAGCTCCTTGGTATTGATGGTTTTGCTGATAAATTTTACGAATATATGGGTAAAGGATGGTATTCACTATCTTCACCTGTATGGGCTAACTTCGGAAAAAAGAGAGGCTTACCAGTAAGCTGTTTTGGTTCAAACGTTGGCGACAACATTGAATCAATTCTTTATACTCAAGCAGAAGTTGGAGAAATGAGTAAAATGGGTGGTGGTACTTCAGGCTATTTTGGTAATATTCGTGGTAGAGGGGCTGAAATCACAGATAATGGGCATGCTCCAGGAGCTGTACATTTTATGAATTTGTTTCAAAGTGTTGTTGATAACATTTCTCAGGGGTCAACTCGTAGAGGTAGATTCTCACCTTATCTTCCAGTAGAACACCCAGACATTATGGAGTTTTTGGAAATTGGTACAGAAGGGTTTCCTATCCAGGATTTGACACATGCTGTAACAGTTACAGACCAATTTATGGAAGAAATGATTGCTGGTGACAAAGCTAAGCGAGCAATTTGGGCTAAAGTAATTCAGCGTAGAGGTGAGATTGGATATCCATATATCATGTTCTCAGATACAATGAATAAAAAAGCACCTGAAGTTTATCAGGAAAAAGGAATGAAAATTTATAATTCAAATCTTTGTTCTGAAATTGCTTTGCATAATTCTGAGGAAGAATCATTCGTTTGTGTGCTTTCATCAATGAATTTGCTCCACTATGAAGAGTGGAAGAATACTGATGCGGTTGAAATGATGGTTTACTTCCTTGATGCTGTTGTAACAGAATTTATTTCTAAGATTGATGAATTGCGTCACAATGGAACTCTCGAAGGTCAACGAGCTTTCTTCTACCTTGAAAAAGCATATAATTTTGCTTCACGTCAGAGAGCTCTAGGACTTGGAGTACTTGGATGGCACTCCCTTCTTCAATCAAAAGGGCTTCCTTTCGATAGTAGAGATACTGCTAGACTGAATGTTGAAGTGTTCAAGTTGATTAAAGATAAGTCGTACAAGGCATCGGCAGAATTGGCTGAAATGTTTGGCGAACCGGAAACTCTTGTTGGTTACGGTAGACGTAATGTAACATTGAATGCAATTGCACCAACAACTTCTTCAGCTTTTATTCTTGGTCAGGTTTCTCAATCAATCGAACCAATCTGGTCTAATTGTTACGTAAAAGACGTTGCTAAATTGAAGGTAACTATTAAAAACCCTGTCTTGAAAAAGTTGCTTGCTGAGATTGGGAAGGACACCAAAACTACTTGGGATAGTATCAAGAAGCATGATGGCTCGGTACAACACCTTGACTTTTTGACTGATGAGCAAAAAGAAGTATTCCGTACGTTTGCTGAAGTAAACCAATCTTCAATTATCAACCAAGCAGCTGTAAGGCAAGACTACATCGACCAAGCACAATCATTAAACTTAATGATTTCTCCCGATATGCCTACAAAGGATGTCAACAAACTTTTGGTTGAGGCATGGCAACTTGGAGTAAAAACTTTGTATTACCAACATTCAATGAACTCTGCTCAGGCATTTGCTAGAAAGAAATTGAATGTCAATGACCTTCATTGTGTTGCTTGTGAAGCATAAATGAAGTTGAAACACAATAAATAAAAAGCCTAACATGAAAGTGTTGGGCTTTTTTTGTTTCTTATAAAAAAAACCAAGGTATATTTATCTGATATGGCAGATGGAGTAACATATGGTTTAGCGTTTCCTTTTGAAAATTCAAACAAGGGGGATTATTTGTTGCTAACAGAAACGCAGTTTACTCAAATTCGAAGTGACTTAATTCACTTGCTTTTGACAAAAAAAGGTTCAAGATATTATCTACCCACTTTTGGAACTAGGTTATATGAGTTTCTATTTGAGCCTTTTGATGGGCTTACCTTCGATGCGATAGAAGCCGATATTAGAGATTCTGTTCAACAATTTATGCCAAATTTATTAATTAACAACATAACAATAGAACCAGCAGACCCGGCAGATGAGGTACCTTTAGCAAGAGGGGAAAGTATTCCTGGGCAAGCGAGAGACAATGTTTTCAGAGTTCCAGGTAAAGGAACATCGGAATACACGGCAAAAGTGCGAATTGATTATGCTGTAGATAATAACACTTTCGCTCAAAGTGATTTTATCATATTGAATATTTAAGAATATATGGCAAACAACAGAATTTCCTATACTGCAAGGGATTATGATAGTATAAGAATAGAATTACAAAATTACGTAAGAACTTATTATCCTGAACTTATTCAGGATTTTAATGACGCTTCAGTATTTTCGGTATTCTTAGATTTGAATGCTGCCATAGCAGATAACTTGCATTATAATATTGACAGAAGTATTCAGGAAACTGTTTTGCAATATGCTCAGCAACGTTCATCAATTTATAACATAGCCAGAACTTACGGACTTAAAATCCCAGGTCAAAGACCTTCAGTTGCTTTAGTTGATTATTCAATTACTGTTCCAGCATTTGGTGACAAAGAGGATGAAAGATACCTCGGTATTCTAACTCGTGGTTCTCAAGTTTTTGGTGCGGGAATTGCCTTTGAGAATCAGAATGATGTTGATTTTGCGTCACCCTACAATAGCTCTGGTTTTCCAAACAGAACAAAAATTCCTAACTTTGATGCGAATGGTAATTTAATAAATTATACAATTACTAAGAGAGAATTAGTTGTAAATGGAATTACCAAAGTATTCAAAAGAGTAATTAATCCTGCGGATGTAAGACCCTTCTATGAATTATTCTTACCTGAGAAAAACGTCTTAGGTATTACAAGTGTTCTCCTTAAGACAGGAACAAACTATACAAATGTTCCAACAGCATCAGAATTTTTAGGATTAGACAATAGATGGTTAGAGGTAAGTGCTCTTGCTGAAGATAGAGTTTTTATTGAAGACCCCACAAAGGTTTCAGACCAGCCAGGAATTAAAGTCGGTAGATACATTCAGACAAACAATAGATTTATCACGGAATTCACTCCTGAAGGATTTTTGAAAATGACTTTTGGTGGTGGAACTACTTCAGCTCAAGACCAGTTGAATGCGTTTACAAATTTGGGAACACCAATCAATTTGCAATCAATTAGTAATAATTTTTCTTTGGGTTCAACATTGGTTCCGAACTCAACCCTTTTTGTTCAATATAGAATTGGTGGTGGTTTGGCAACTAACATTGGTACTAATGTTATCAACCAAATCGGAACCGTTTCATTTTTTGTGAACGGACCTTCTCAAACAATTAATTCTTCGGTTATTAATTCGTTAAGATGTAATAACCCAACAGCAGCTATTGGTGGTTCAAACGTACCAACAACTGAAGAAGTTAGAAATTACGTCAGCTTTAACTTCTCTGCACAACAGAGAGCTGTTACTGTAAATGACTACGAGTCTCTTTTGAGAAACATGCCAAGTCAATTCGGAGCTCCAGCTAAAGTATCAATTACTGAAAATAACAATAAGATTCAGATTAACCTTTTGTCGTATGATACTTCTGGTAAATTGACAAACATTGTATCAAACACTCTGAAGCAGAACGTCGCTAACTATCTGTCGAATTACAGAATGATTAATGACTACATTCAGATTACCACAGCAAACGTGATTGACTTAGGTGTTGATGTATCAGTGGTCCTTGATGCAACTCAAAACTCTGGACAAGTTGTTTCAGAAATTGTTAATAGAATATCGGAATATTTTAACCCGCTTTTGAGAGAATTAGGTCAAAACGTTTATTTGTCTCAGTTGAGGAGCATCGTGCAAAACCAAACTGGTGTTATCACGGTGGCTGACATTACAATTAGTAATAAGGTTGGGGGTCAATATTCCGGTGCGGAAACTTCAATGCCTTACGCTGACCCTGAGTTGAAAATTATTCGTCCAGTTGACGACACAATTTTTGCCGAGCCAGACCAAGTTTACCAAGTTAGATATCCTCAAAAAGATATTGTTGTTAGAGTTAAGAACTTACAAAACGTATCTTTCTCCTAACATCTTTATTTAATTTTACTTCCAGGTATATTTTGATTAGGAAAAAGTGTTTTTGAAAAAAAACACCATAAATATTTATCATTAAAACCATACATGGGACAATCGCTGAGAATAAACACTAATATTGGTATCGATAAGAATATCTCGTTTCAATTAGACCAAGACTTTGAGTTTCTCGAGATTTTATCACTCCAAATTTTTCAAAACGATGTTTACCCTAGAGATTGTTCAGATTATGGTGTAGTCGTAGGTAGGGTTGTAGCCAATGGCGGATTAGGTATTCCCAACGCCAAAGTTTCGGTGTTTGTTCCCATATCGGATGCTGACGCATTAAACGATAGAATTGTTCAATTATACCCTTACACGCAGCCAAATGATAAAAATGATGATGGATACAGATTCAATCTTCTTCCGTACCTTCAATCATATTCAACCCACGCAGCTACAGGGACTTTCCCTTCTAGGGAAGATGTTCTTAAAGACCCAGTTGTAGTTGACATCTATGACAAGTACTACAAGTTTACTGTAAAGACCAATGAGAGTGGTGACTTCATGATTCTCGGGGTTCCAGTCGGTCAGCAGACAATAGTAATGGACTTGGACTTGAGTGACATTGGTGAATTTTCACTCACACCACAAGATTTAATAAGAATAGGTTTAGCAACAGAAGCGCAAGTCGCTGGAGATAGATTTAGAACCTCAACAGACTTGGATTCTTTACCACAAATAATTCATATTGAGAAAGTTTTTGAAGTTGCACCGTTTTGGGGAGAACCAACAGTTTGCCAATCATCAATTAGTAGAATTGATTTTGATTTAAGAGATGAAGCTAATGTTGATATTCAACCAACTGCCGTGTTCATGGGTTCAATTTATTCGACCGGTGATGAATTCAAAATTGCCGCTCCCCTTGGATTTGGTGATGCACCACCTTCTTTATTGACTGCCGGATGTAAGCCCAAGGATAACATGGGTAATCTTTGTGATTTGACCACAGGTCCAGGTCAGTTGTTGGCTGTTAGGCAGACAATTGTTCAGGATGACCAGGGCAGACCAATTCTTGAGGAATATCGATTAGAAAACTCAGGTAACGTTATTGATGATAACGGAACCTGGCTTGTTGAGGTTCCCATGAATATGGATTATGTAACCACCAATGAGGAAGGGCAAAGAATTTTCTCCAGGGACCCAAGGGTTGGAATACCAACAAAGGGTAAGTACAGGTTTAAAGTAAAATGGCAACAAGCCCCCACTGATACTGAACCGGTGAAGAGGGGTTATTATTTGTTGCCTAACATTAGAGAGTGGGGTTGGAGAAGTCCTGTTATTGACCCTAACTATGACAACTCGTTGAATACGAGTAGGGAACTTGCCAGTTCATATTATTTTGGTTTGGATTGGACGGGTTACACTGATGCTGAGTCTGCTACGGTATCCAATCAAAAGTTGCAGGCAGCAATCAATTGTGAGGACACGTTTTATGAATTGGAGTACAATAAGGTCTACACTCCTGCCGGTCTTATTGACCAGTATAAGAGGGGGATTAACAGAGGAAGGTTTATTGGTATTAAGGAAATTGGTGATAGCGATTGTGAAACAACGGTAAATAAGTTTCCGGTTAACGATGGAGTTAAAAACTTTAGCGGGCAATTTTTCTTGTTTGCTATTTTGATGCAGTTCTTTCAAACTTTCTTTATTCCGATTCTAATAGTATATCATGCTCTTGCTTTTGTTATTAACGTTTTCATTGTGCCTTTAATTCAGTTTGTTGTAAGGTTTCAGAATATTGTGGCTTATGCCTTATTGGTTATCGGTGGTGCTCTGGCTATTTTCGCTGGAGCTGGAATACCACTTATTGTTGCTGGGGTTACTCTTTTGCTTGGGGGTCAGACATTAAGTAATTTGCTGCAGAGATTTGTTCAGTTCCTTAGGTTTGGTCCAATCAGGCTTCCTATGATAACCTACCCGGAGTGTCAAAATTGTGAATGTCAAACAACGGGATTAGACGGTGCGGGAGATTCCACTCCGTCATCTCTTTTGAGCCCCCTAACCCAGAGTGGTTTATATTTTGAAGCTCTAGAGGATTATTCTGGATTACCGCCTGAAAAAATTGGTGATGACAATGAACCAAGTGATGCTAACGTATCGGTGCTTTCGTTAATCTTTTCTGAAGCGATAGGTACAAGAACTGCGGACATAAAAAAACTTGGTCAATATAACTCAACGGAGTCACAAATTTCCAGACTACCGGACACAGTTAATACTTTTGGGGTTCCAAAAAAAGTGTTTGCAATCTCCAGTGACATCCCTATGGCTCAAAGAATTAACATCTTTAACTCTAGGAAAAAATACTTTGATGGTGTTAATAAAATTAGTGTCAGTTTTGATAACCCCAACAATACAACCATTCAACACTTCGACAATACTCTAACGGTGTTAACTCAGTCTCCACTAGCGGCAGGTACTTTGTTGACATTTGTTGGGATTGACAAAACGGAAGATAAAAACTTTCTCTATACTGGTAACACAGGATTTTTAGGTATAAGTGGAACAACCCTTCTACCTAATGGTGGGCCTTTGTCTGTAACTTATGCTACAAGTCAGACAGCCAATGCAACACAAACTTACTTCCTTAATACTGGTTCTACAATAGACAATTACAAGTTTCCAGCTGACTTGGAATACTATCAGGTTCTTACGGCAATTACTGTAAGTGATGCGTTCGCAATCAGTAATACTGGTTTCATGGGAATATTGGATTCTAGCACCGAAATAGATTGGTCACGCAGAGATTTTGCTAATTGGGTTTCACAAACCCCCCTTACCATCAAGACAAGAGATTTTTATAATGGTTTTGAAAATCAGTATATCTTAATCCTTCAAAGAGGAGTTGACCCCTATTCACCTTTATATGTAAACCGATATGGTATTGGAAACATACTCGGTTTGGGCGCTGAAAATGCACTCACTTTTACGGCCCAAACAAGATTGAATATTCCAATTCAGTCTTTACCATCGGGTGGAATTTCAGTTCAGAATCACAACTCGCAAAGTAATATTTTCTACCCGTCATATTTCTTTGAAGCTGATAACAATTTTTCGGCTTTTACAACAAGCAACGTTGGTTATTATAGTGCTATTGATGGAAATAGAAACTATTCAATTTACAACAATCCTTCTGTTGGCCCTTTAGGAACACCGTTGATAACAACAGGACAGATGGGGTGGGTGTCAAATTATTTAAACACCCCAACAAATTCATCGGTTGAAATTGTCGTTAGTAAACCCTCAAATAATTCTTTTAGTGCAACGCCAAACCCAGCAAAATATGACGCTACTGAAGACTTGTCTGGTGCAGATTTTTATTGGGTTCAAATTGATGATAATCCAAATAATTCAAACAGCGTATACTACAGCTTCTCTCTTTTACCAACTGTTGATGCTCCGAATACGAAACTCAATATTACAAATAAAGTCCGTAATGTAATGAGAACCGACCGTTTACCATCTTCTGATTTCCTAGATGGTTACGCTTGGGATTCGGTTGTTCCTGTTCTTCAGATGAATCGTGGATTTACCATGTATCTATTGGATACTGGCGGTCAGAGTCTAGTGACTTCTACCTATGGTTCGGGGGCTAGTATTGTTGGTAACGACATTGAAGACTTGCCGAACGCTCTAAATGTTACCGATACATTCTCATGTCAAAACATGGTAAGTATGGATTGTTATTCAAACGTCGATAATACCTTGGTGGTGGATACCAATTGCGCTGAAACGGATAGAATCGAGCAAGGTTGTTTTGTTTTTGCAAAAAGACCTATTATTGGTTTAGTTGGTGATTTGAATTCATTTACCGAATGGGGGTTACGTTATAGATTTTTCTATGCCTTGTGTCAAGGGGTGTTGTCTCAAACCTTTACAAACAATTGGGTTAACGGAAGTTTATATTCATTTCCGTTTGCAGTTAGAACACTTTATGGTTCGAACAATCAAATTTCAAGAAGAGTATTCTGTAAGGATTTGATTTACTACAACGAGGATAGCAATAACTTCTACTACAGAAGCAGTCCTTATAGTCCAACAAGCGGTAATTTTATTGGAAAGTTAAACAACCCACTAACTGGTGCCTTGAATGATTATAGTTTAAAGATGCCAGCAACAATAATGAACCTTGGTCCTAAGACGGCTATTTTCAAAGAGCTCACTCTTAATCCCTCAGATGACGGATTTGTAATGGATGTTTTGACCCCCACAAGTTATGGTGATACAAGTGATTTGTTGAATTTGTTTGTTATAACTAGAATAACAAATGCATCTTATCTACGTTACCTTCTCACTTATTATCCGGGTGTTGGTGCTACTAACTTAGCAATTAATAGTTTATTTTCTAGACCTGTATTGAGATTGGATGGAGACATTGCTCAGATGCTATCAATCAACTCCGAGTTTGGAGTTATTAAGTTTAGTTCTCAAAGTTACCAAGAAGACGTAAACAATCCTAACAATCCAATTTATATTGCAAGAAATCCGAACGGATTTTCTGTCATGGGTATTTTCTATTCTTCAACCACGGAAGATTTGCAATACAAAGATTATCTCTCTCCTGGTAGAATCAATTTTAGACCAACACCAAGTGCAAATGCGTTCCCTTACTATTATGAGTTAAAGTCTCAAAGAGTCCCTTTCTATCGCTGGAAAAGAGATGACGTTGCAAGTTGGGTGAATAACTTGAATCAATTGATTAATCTAGGAAATGAAGTTGGAATTTTTGGAACGCAGAGTAACGACTGGGCGACTGACAACAGTGATATTTTCAGTAAAAATTACCAAGCCCAGGATAGAACAGACCCGTCACAACCTTCATACTTCCTTGGTTCCAATTCACAATTGAACGATATTGATGCAAGAGGATATATCTTCAACGTGGACGCTAACGGTAATTACTCAACCACTGCGGGTAACTATCCCGATGTATTTGCTGTCGGGGCACCAAACCACTTCTACTTCGGACTTATCAAAGGTTCCACGGCATTGGATAGGTTTAAATCAAAATACTTAGCAGATGAATAATAGATTTGAAATAATACCTTCGAGTTTAGCGTTTAAGTCTGCCCCTATTGTAGACCAACAAATCTCAATCGATTTAAATCAAACTCAGAAGGAACTTACTCAATATGTAAGAAACAATTCTTTATCCTTAGCCCAGCTCTACCAGGATGAAAGGCAAGAATCTTCTCGGTTCAGACCAACATTCAAAGTTCAATATCTCTATGATAATACCTTGACTGGCACAACTGGATATAATCCATTCAAAAATAATTTGTACTATGTTGACCCAGTTCAATCCAAACTTAGTGGTGTTTGGAAAGGGTTTCCGCAGAATTATGAATTCGACTTTTTTAGAACAAGAATTGATGATGGACATTTTGACTACCAAGCATCCAGTGCGTACACATACAACTGGACTTACTATCTAACTTATGCTGC